TACAAGCGGCTCTGGAGTCACTAGCAACTCACCGGGAAGACGAAGAGAAGACGACGAAAATCTCGCCTACTGTTTGCGCGAAGACCCCGGAGGAATTGGGCAGGGTCACAACACAACTTACGCACTTCGAAGCAACGAACGGAACACCTCGCAAGGACCTGGGAACTATGTCGCTCGAAGCACCACAGAAAGTTGCTACAAACGGCATGACGAAGATACCGATACCATCGTCATCCAAGACGTGCGCGGCCAGCGCGATAAAAAGCAAAACGGAATCGGCATCGACAGCGGAGGGCCAAGCTACACCCTCGACAAAACAAGTCAGCACGCCGTCGCTTTCAGGGAGCGAGTCGGAACACTCCACGCCGGCCATCAACAAGGCGGATGGTCCCCAAGTGCCGAAGAAGCGGGCGATAGAGCGCTTGTCGGTGCGACGTCTGACCCCAACAGAGTGCGAGACTTTGCAGGGCTTCCCGAAGGGTTGGACAGTGCCAGATACCGAGCATTGGGCAACGCGGTCACGGTCCAAGTCGCGCGATGGATTGCGCGAAGAATCGTAGCGGTCACTTGAACCGAGTCATCCTCAACGCGATTTTCCCCGGCGAGCCGCAGGCGTACAAGCGCGTCGAGCGGCGAGGTCCGCGCTCCTTCGTCCCGAAAGTGATGAAAGTCGCGCAGAAAAATCTTCGCCGCGGACTGGAGCAAATCGCGCCGAACCTCAAGCCGTCGAATCGCTATTTCGGCGTGCAGCAAGTTTTCTACATCGCACCGTGCGCGCCGACTGCGGTCCCTGATGGCGACAACTTGGAGAAGCTGCTTTGGGATGCGATGAACGGGAAAATCTGGCTCGACGATTCGCAAATCATCGAATGGTCGGGAAGGAAGGTGCTAGGCTCCTTGGAGCCTCGGACACACTTGATTGTCTATTTGATTGAGGGGGAAACATGACGCAGGAACAGAGGCAGCAACTCTACGACGCACTGATGCACAACTCGCCCGAAGACACCGAAGCGCTCGTGATCCTCGAGGACGTCGTGACGCACGATCTCGATTTAATGGAGCCGATCATCGACGGCTTCATCGCGGCGGCAAAGCGCGGGGCCACACCGACGGACTGGAAGGTGACGGAACTCGGCATCGACGTTGTGCCCGACGGGACCGAGTGCATCCTTCACGTGCGAATCAGCGACCGCGTTTTCAACGTGGCCATCGACCGCACGCGGCTCAAGAGCACTTGCGAATTTCTGATTGCGCAGAGCGGTGTGTGATGAGTAGCCTCGAAACGCCGTTGATGAAGTTTTGCAGCGATTGCTACGACCTCGGCCTGCCCGACGTGAAGTCGCACCGCATCATCGGGAAGCGCGGATGCTGCGAGGAGCACTACCGGCAACGTATGGGAATCCCGCAACGGTCGCCCGAAGCGCTGTCCATCGTCGAACGCTGGAAACAGTTGCCGCAGAGAGTCGCGATCGAAATCAAGCCAGAGGCGGAACAGGAGCCGCCAGCCATGCCAGCAAAGCTCAAAGTCGATTGGGATAAAGTGCAAGCCGACCGCGCCAGCGGAACTTTCTCACTGGACGAACTCGCGGAGAAATACGGAATAAGTCGCGGGTCAATCTTTCTTCACACTCGCGCGAAATCGAACGGCGCGGCGCCAGCGGTCAAAGAGGCGCAGCAACATTCCCGCAAGCACGAGGAATCAGCGCCCGCCGGCAACAAAAATCTCGTGGAGATTCTGAACGAATTAAAGGCCGAGCGCATCGAGATCGACGTTGCGATTCGCGTCATCGAAAGGCTCCTGAGTCGATGAGCCTCTTCTCCAGTCGTCGCGGCGCATGGAGCGGCCACAGGAATGCGCCGCCGATGTCGCGTCCCACTCGCCGTTCCCAGATAAACGAGATGCCGCAATGCGCCTTCTGCTCGAAGCCGTCGGTCACGCGCTGCGAGTATCCGGGTTGCGACGTTCCTGTCTGCGCGCGTTGTCGAGTCCGCAAGGGCGGCGGAAACCTCTGCCGGCGACACCGAGGCGCCCATCTCGAGCAAGTGCCCGGGCTGCCGATGGTGGCCGATGTCGCGGTGCGCGGGCTTCCATCGAAACGATTCCGCGCGAAAGGACCGGCGGTGCCACATGCTGAATGACACGCAGATTGATTTTGTGCTGCAAATCGAATGCCTGTTCGATGAAACCGACGAAGGGCGCCTCGGTGATGATTATCTCGCGCAGATTTTCAGAGCGACCGCAGCGAACGACGACCTCGAAGTCGCGCGTCTTTGTGCGATGATGCTGCTCGCTCTGATGCAGCGAACAAAGATTCTCATCGTCCCGCTATCGCAGAAATGGTGCGAGCTTTTCGGTCCCATGTTTGCCGAAGCGGTATGAGTCCGAAACACGACACTTGACGCAACTCCTAGATTCGGCTTACTCTCTTCTCGTTTTCCAGGATCGCGCACCCCGCGAAGTTGGCGGGGTCTTTGGCCGCGTAATGCCGAGGACCGACTCTTTCCGCTTGCGAAAGGTCTATGCGGCTAAAACTTCGCTCTGACGGTTTGAGCATTCCACTGTTCAACGCATTCGGCATGGAAGTCGGAAAGATTCCCCTCGAAAAAGCTCTCGCGCTGCACGGCTCGCAGTTGGAAGTCCGCGCGAAGGGCACCGGCAGGAAGCGGCGATTCACGTCGGCTAAACTTTTCCCGGTAGTCTCGCAACTCTGGATCCCGAAAGAATCTGGCGGCTTCATCGTGCTTCAACTCATCACCACTTGAAAAAGGAGATTTTATGCAATCGCTTCGCAACCTGTTTTCCCGCAACACGCGCACCGAGAAGCACGTTCCCGCGGCTCGCGCCGCTCTCGTCAGTAATACCAACGTGCCGATGGCCGATGGGCAGGTCGGGCCGTCGTTCGCGCAGGGCGCGCAAGGCTCCGTCGGCTTGCAATGCGTCGATGTCGTGCTCTCGAGCGCGCAGATCCTCGCCTTGCTCGGTACGCCTGTCACGCTCGTTCCGGCGCCACCGACCGGCTACATGATCGTGCCCTTCTTCATCAAAATCATTTTCTTCGGCGGCTCGATCGCGTACACCAACGCCGCCGGCGCGGTCAACGTGAAAGTCGGCGCGACGCTCCTGCAGGCGCTCACCGAGCAATTCACCACCACCGTTTCGCCGAATCGCACGGTCGGGTGGATCGCCTTCGCTGGCGCGGCCGAGCTTCAAACGAGCGCCGCGAATCCGCCGGATGCTGACGGCGCCGCGATGACCATCAACAAAATCACGAACAACTACGCGGCGGGCAATGGCACGGCCAAAATCACCGTGTACTACTCGATCGAGCCGACGACCTAAGCGAGCTTCTTCGCCAAACCCCGACTGGCAGAGCGCGACACTCCGACCGCCGCGCTCTGCTTTTCTTTCTCTCGAGGAGATTCATCGATGCCAACTTATGCGGCGCAATCCCCTACAAATCCGATGCGCGGACTGTTCCGCGGCGACACTGGCTACTCGTTCGGTGCCATCGGTGTAGGGCGAGGAATTTCTACTCTTTCGCGTGCGGCAAATGGAATAGTTACGCTTGTGACTCAAGCAAATCCTTCCAATTTTGCCCCCGGCGAAATCTGCACTCTCCAAGACGGAGGGCCGACAACGAATTTTTCAATCGTCGCGGCCGGCGGAACGCGTTTCGGCGGGAATTACGCGATTCTGACGGTATCAGGAGCCACTCACACACTAGCCCCGCTTGATGACATTCTTCTGCATCAACCAGTAGATACTGCGGTAAACGGTCGGGCCTTCTCTCCCCAATTTGAATTCCCCGCGTCCGGCACCGCTGGCCAAGCCTTCGCGCTCGCCAGTCTCGGCGATATGTCTACCGTCCCTTGGGGCTTCTTCGTCGACGGCATCTTCCAAGCCGCTCCCACTTTCGAGATTGACGTGCAGGTCGCCGCCGTCGATTCCCCCACGCAGTATCAGACCATCCTCAACGGCGTCATCAACACTGTGGACGGCACCAATTTCACCTTCCACTTCGACGCTTCGCAGACCGGAGCGAAATTCGTGCGCCTGTTCATGCGGACAAATACCGGAAGTCTTGGCGTGATCGCGAGGATACGAGGATGACGGCGATGAGAAAAGTGTTTGCAACGCTCGCGCTTTTGCTGGCACTTCCGTTTGTTGCCTTCGGGCAGGCAGGAGCGGGGGCGAGTCCGGGGAGTGGCAGTAATTCCGGCGGCGGGGTTGTCGGTGGAACTTTCGGCGGGAGTCCTTCCAGCGGATACACCTTCACGAGCACACCAATCACAACAGCGCCATTCAGCGGTAATCTGTTGGTTGGCGCGAATATGGAGCAACTCGGTACGGGCGTGTACACCGCTGGTGCCGGTTGGACTCTGGCTGCCACGCCAACAATCGTTGAAGCGATGGAGTACCAAGTAGCAGGTTCGGCCAGTTCTTACTCTGCCGCGTTCACCTATTCAGTCAATTCAGGCAACTGGGGAGGGGCGATTGCCGCATTCTCTTGCCCGAGTCCTGTTCTTGTTCAAGGCTCGTCGGCGAGCGCGGCCAATACGCTGGCATTCGGTTCTAACAATAGCGCTGGGCACCTGCTTGTAGCGGCGATTAGATACAACAGCGGAGCAGATGGTGGCCCGATAACATCGGTCACAGACACCCGGGGTAATACATGGGTACTAGCTGGACGACGGGTACCTGAAGGTTACGCCAAAGGCGTTAGTGATACCAACTTCTTAGAGATTTGGTACACCCCGAACAGTGCCGCTGGAACGAACACGATCACGCCGAACAACTTAACTGGTCCGGCTGGTATCTATATGTCGGTTGCTGAGTTCTCTGGCTGTGCCACGTCCGCGCCGTTGGTGGACTACAACTTCACCGGGTCAACGACCAGCGTCCAAAGCATCCCAGGAGCAACGACAAACTCGCAGTACACCATCAATGCCATCAACAATAAGACTGGAGTGATAGACTTCACTGGTAGAGATTCTGGAGCAGTTTTTCGCGCCGCGACTAACACCATTGCTAATACTCCAGGATTGTTGTTTTTCAAGAACGGCATCTACCCCGGTCAAACAGCACTTCAAGAAAACACAGGTGGCCAAACTAATTGGTATATTTGGTCACTCCCTGCTCCCGCCGCAGGCAACGAAGGTGCATGGCATGTTGTGTGCGAGAGTTTTACTCAAATCCTTGAAACTTCCCTGCAAACAAATGGTTGCATCCATCAAGTGATGCCGTCTGCCTATGCTGGGCCTGCGCCGTCCGGTAATACCTTGTCGGGCTTTTGGCAGCGTCCCTCCACTGGAACTTTTGGCCCCGCTGACTTTTTCGTAAACAATACGGTTCGCATCCCTGACAATCAAGCCTCCCCGTCCAATTCCTACGATACCTTCATGTCCATTTATTCATCCCACATCGGAACGGTCGCGGACCAAGGTATTTTAATGCTAGACCAATCTTGTTCCGGTCTCGCTGTCCCGCCATCTGGTGTTAATGGTTTCCGCAGCAATCAATCGCAAACAGACGAGACGTATTTTGAAAACACTTGGGCGATAGGTTTCGACACTCCGTACAATGTTCTCTCTAATCATCCCATCGGCATAAACATGCACTCTTTTTGCAACAATAACGCTGGGACGTTCACTTCTATCAGCAACACTTACGGCGGATTTTTGCTTCACTTTCAAGATATTCACAACCGCAATGGGTTGGTGTTTAATTGTGGTTTTCCCGGCATGAGATTTGATTCCCTGAACCAAGTTACAGAACCTGTACTTTCTGGCTTATTCACGCGTCTTGGCGGGGCGTCCGAGGGCACTCCCGGAAATTGCGTCGGAACAATTACTAATTCAACTTATGCAGCTGGTAACGTCCCTACATATTTCATTGCTGGTAGCGGCGCTCGTTTTAGCGTGGCCGAGGGTACTAAACTATTTCAGGCAGGATTGATTGCCTCCAGCTTTACCTCCGCAGCAACGACGGGAACAACGAAGCAAACACTAGCAACATTCACCATGCCCATCAATGTTCTAGGAGGACAGGTAGCTGGAATTTTCCTAAACAATCCCGGCGCGGTGGTGCGAATTAAGGCATGGGGCATCGCTGCGAACAACGTCAACAGTAAAGTGTTTGAGATTGACTTTGGCGGGACGGCTGTCGCCACCATCACCGCTACTCCAAGCGTTGCAGATTCCATTAAGTGCGAAGTGGAGATAATTGTCAGTTCTGTTGCGAACACGCAGGAAGTGGTAGGCTCCTGCGACGATGGGACAGCGCGAACGGTAACACGCTCTGCTCCTGGCATCACTGGGAACGCAAACATTGTCTTAAATGCGGCTGCGACTACTGCCGGGGCCGCTGGAGATTTTACTTTCAAGGGCTGGACTATTGAATACCTTGGTGGCAACTAGGAGTTTCAGGTTCAGGATCAGGATGAAGGCAGGAAGTCGTGTCGAAGAAAAAGGCGAAGCTCACGCCCAAGCAGGCGAAATTCGCGAAGGGGATTGCCGAAGGTAAAACGCAGACCGATGCGGCGCTCGAGGCGGGCTACTCGCCGCTGCGACCTGATCAATCCGGCTATCAGGCGATGCAGGCATTGCAACGACGCATGCCGGAACTCTGCGACGAGCTCGGCCTGACCGACCGCGCGATTATTGAGAAGTATCTAGTCCCGCTGCTCGAGGCGCAGGAGACAAAGTTCTTCCCGTACCGCAAGCAAATCGTCAAGAAACAGCGGAAAACAAAGGCGAATCCGAACCCCGAGCCGGTCGTCGAGACGACGCAGGTGATTGACAGAGAACAAGTCGAGGCGCTCGGCATTCGCGCCACTGGACTCGACATCCTCTGCAGGATCAAAGGCACCTACGCGCCGCGGCAAGTAGACTTCGATCCGACAGGCGCGCCGCCTCGAACAATCAACACCAATGCTATCCCCCCTCACGGCTGAGGTTCGAGACTATCTCGACCTCGAGATCGGGGATTACTATCAGCCAGACCACGGCGAGCCCGAGGGACCGCAGCGGCGCTTCCATTCCTCGAACGCCAAGTACCCGCTTATGGAAGGCGGGCGCGGCGGCGGCAAAACGACTGGGCTGCTTTGGGAAGCAATCCGCGAGTGCCTCGAAGTCCCCGGCTGCAACTGCCTGCTCTTGCGGCGCACGCTGACTGCGATAGAGAAGGGCGGCATCGAGGATCACTTCACGAAGTATGTGCCGCGCAAGTTTTATAAGCGGTATAACGCCAGCAAGCACATCGTCACGTTCTGGAATAACTCGAAGCTCTTTTTCGGGCACATCCGCAGCGACCGCGATTTACTGCAGTACCAGGGCGCCGAGTTTCTCTTCATCGGATGGGAAGAACTCACGCAGTTCAGCTTCTCGCAATGGGAATATCTCAAAGGCTCAAATCGCTGCCCGGTCCCGTTCGACATTTACGGACGCAAACCCAGGCCGCGCATGGCTGGCGGCACGAACCCGAACGGCAAGGGCTCGCAATGGGTCAAGGCGCTCTGGATCACGAAGAAGCCGCCAGCCGGCTCCATGTCCGCGAACTACAACGCAGCGGACTACGAGCCGATTCACTCGACTTATGCGGACAATGCGACCTACCGCAACGATGCCGAGTACATCGCGTCGCTGGCGTCGATCTCTGACCCGTACCTGCGCGCGGCGTGGATACCGGGCGACTGGAACATCCTCGCCGGCCAGTTCTTCTCGAATTGGGAAGCGTGGTTTGAGGAGAAGAAAAACCGCTACGTCGGGCGGCACATTAAGACCCGCAAGGACATCGTTTTCCACGATTGGGAAGATCGCTGGATCTCGATCGATTGGGGCTTCGAGCATCATTGCGTGATTCTGTGGTTCGCGCGCGTCACGGTGCGCGATCCGCTTGCCGACGTCGAGCGCAAGGGCACAAAAGAACGCAGCATCGTCATCTGCTACCGCGAACTCGTGCTGCGCAAGATGAACGGGTATCTGGTCGGCGAGAAGATTGCCGCCGCGAACTGGACAACCGCCGAGGACTTCGACCCGATCAAGAGCGTGTACCTTTCGCCCGATCGCTTCGGCAAAGACCTCGAGCACTCCATCGCCAACGAAATCGGCGACATCCTGCACGAGAATAAACTCCCGCGTCCCGAGCGGGCCAACAACGACCGCGTGGACGGCTGGCGGCTCGTGTATACAATGCTGGACACCGGCGAGTTTGCGGTGCTAGATTCCTGCACGGACTTGATCGAGTCCATTCCGAAACTCATGCGCTCGGAGAAAGACCCCGAGGACGCGGAGAAGGAAGGGAACGACCTGTTCCTCGATGTTTGCGAGTCGTTGCGTTACGGCCTGATGAGTTACGCATCGAAGGCGCCAGTCCCCGAGGATGTTATGATTGCCGAGCGATTGGCAACCATCAAAGACCCGACGGCCCGCTACATGGAATATCTGAGGCTGACATCGCGCGCGCAAGGGCAAGGCATCGCGCTTCCCATTCCGCCGCGGCGGCCAGGATGGCAGAGATGAACGAATCGCAGCCGAAGCCGGACATCCGAGGATTGTCCATCAACAGCATGCCGTATGCGCGTTACGGAGCGCGGAGCGTGCCCATCATTGTCGATGCGTATCTGATACCGCAGACCGCAATTCTTACGGCGAACGGTGAGCTTCACGTCGGCCCGAACACCGACCTCGAAGTGCTGTTCTTCCACATGAACATGACGCCGAGAGACAAGCGACTGCTCGCGGCGATGAAGATTGGGCTGTGAGCACTCGAAGGAAAGAACGGTCGCGCAAGTCGCTGAAAACGCGCGCGATGGCGAAACGCAAAGGTAAGAGGGTAAGTCCCTACGTTCGCCAACTGCTCGAAGAGAATCGTTTCTTCCGCAAGCAGTTCGCCTTCATGCAGGGCAAAATCGAGCGCCTCGAACTCGCGGCGATGACACAGACCCCGCAAGGCCGCGATTACGTTGCGCGCACCGAGCAGGCGCAGATGCCGCCGATGTCCGAAGTGAAGGGCAAGCTCACACACGCGGAAATCAGTAAGCGATGGGGCGAATTGAGCGCCGAAGAGCAAGAGAAGTACATGCTCGAAGGCGGCTGGAATCCCGAAGAAGAGAAACCGAAAGCGAGGGCAAACTAATGCGCGGAGCAACTTCACACGACGGGAAACTTTCAGGGAATCGGCAGACGGTTGACGCATACGACCGCGACAAAGGGCGCGGGGCACAACGTCCCGGCAATCGCGGCGGCGCATCTGGCGGCGTCCACGAAGAATCCGGGCACGACGAAATCAAGCAGGTCGTCGCCGAGCACGGCAAGGCGCACAAGCACATCATCCAGCATTCGGGCGGCGGCGGTGGCATGAGCGGCGCCAGTGGAAGCGAGTCCGGCGAGAAGTATCACAGCATAACGCATCACGAGGACGGCCACGTCCACCGCGCAAATCACGAATCGCTCGACGACGCTCACGAGCATGGCCGCATGGCGATGGAAGACACCGAGCACAACGAGATGGACCGCGACAGCCAAGAGCTTGCTGGCGAGCGCGACCGCAGCGAAGCGGGCGGGCACAATACCCCCGGCGAAGAGAGCTTCCTCGACTAGATGGAACGCCCGGAAGCGCAAAAGTCCTCGCACCTGCTCGTGCAATACACCGATCACGCGAAGGACAAAGCCGAACGCTGCGCGGCCTGCCGGCACTTCATCCGGCCCGACCGCTGCGAAACCGTGAAGTCGCCAATCTCCCCCGCAGGTTGGTGCATCCGATTCGAGGCGAAACATGAATCCTAGCGTCACTGTAGCTTGGCTGACCTTTCTAAGCGCCTGCATGATCGTCGTTCCGTCGACGACGACGCTCGTGGTTGCTTATTGGGCACGGCAAGCGGCCAAAGAAGCGGCCAAAGAAAAACAGCAAAGGGACGAAGCCGCCGCCAAACTCACGGAGCACAAACTCGAAGATGTAGCGACCGCCGCGAAGCAAGTCGCCGTGGAAGCGAAGCAGGTGGCCGTCAGAGTCGCGGAAGTGGCGAAGGTGGCCGCCGACGGCGCTGACCGAGCCGACCGGAAAGCGGACGAGAATCTCGCGATCACCAAAGACGTTCATACCCTCGTGAACAGTCAGATGGGGCAGCAACTCATGCTCTTCGCGATCACCGCGCGGACGCTCGCGAACCTGACCAACAATCCAGCCCACATCAAGACCGCCGACGAAGCGGATGCGAAACTCGCCGAGCATCAAGCGCGGCAAGCCACGGTAGATGAAAGGCACGCAAACTAATGGTCGAGGGACTGCATGGGATCGGGCGAATTCCTGTTAATCATCGATGTTCTAATCGTCATGGGCGTCATGCTTTTTCTGATCAACAAACCGATGACCGAGCAAATGCGCAAGACGCTCACTTGGTTCATCGTTCTCGGCGTGATCATGTGGCTGGTACACGTCATCTACCAATTCATCACGATTAAGTCGGCGACACCATGAAAGAGGCCGACTGGCGCATCTCGCGCATCGCGCTCTTGATGGGACTCATCGCCGGCGCCGCTTGGCTGCTCGCGTATTCCTGCAACCGCCGCGAATGGATTTTAGGAGGAACAAAATGACAAAACACCCCGCAGCACTTGAACTCATCTTCGTCGTGCTTGCGCTCGTGCTGTTCGCCATCGCGGGCTTTGGCTGGCCTGCGCCGGTTGAGCCGTACCGCACGAAGCTGATCGCGATGGGTTTGTTCTTCTGGGTACTCTCGACATTTTTCTAGCGCCATGCCTTTCGAGTCCAAAGCGCAGCAACGCTTTCTCTACGCGCACCCGGAGAAAGTCGGCGGCAAGAAAAAGCTCGCAGAGTGGAGCGCCGCGACAAATTTCAAGACGCTGCCCGAAAAGCGTGGATTGCGGCATTCCTACGCCAGAGCGAAGGCATCCTGAGATGGGCACTGGCGCGCATTAGGCTGGCGCTGCGGAGCGAACGGTTTTGGCACGAGGTAGGGGGCTTAGAGCTTTTTGTTGATTCCACAAGACTTAGCGGCTGGCGTTAGTTTGTCGTAAACAGAGCGAAAATAGTTTGCACTAAAGTATATGGCCGACACCGAACTTCTCGATCAAGACGCGCCGCCAGAAGAACAGGACGAATCGCTCGAAGCGGAATTCGGCGAAGCGATGCCCGGAGAGTTTTGTCCGGTAGACGCGACCGACGACCGCATCGACCTCGACGATCTCAGCGACGAACAAAAGGGCGCGCTCGAGGAACTGGCGAAGGAAGCCTCGCAGCGCGATCTAACCTCGTACCGCATCGAAGTCCGCGACGCTTGGAAGCAACGGTACTTCAAGCGCGGCAATCAATACCTACTCGAAAACAAAAACGGAACGTACACGACCGCGAATCAAGTGCTCGTCGGCGGCCAGTCGTACGACGACAGCGGACAAAAAGAAACCAACATCTATCTCGCCTTCGCCGACACCATCGAGGCCGCGCTTACCGCCGGCCTGCCTTCGGTGCGCTTCGAGGCGGAAGACCCGTCGAATCCGAGCGACATCACGGCGAGTGAAAAAGCCGACACCGCCCGCAAGCTGCTCGAGCGTGCCAACGACATGCTCACGCTGCAGGCGGATCTCGTCGATTATTTGTGGACCGATGGCCGCGCACTTCTCTACACGCATCACATCATCGACGCGCAGCGCTTCGGCTGGACGACCTCGGACGCCGATCCCGCGCTGTCCTATTTCGAGGAAAACGACGCGCTCGGCGGAATTCGCGAGCCGCGGTCGCAGCAAGTCATCGAGGCGTATGGCGTCCTCGAGACAAAGCTCCCGATTCAGAAGAAGACGCTCGACGAGTGCGACTACCTGCAATTCTCGCAGGAGCACGACGTCGCGCGTCTGAAAACGAAATACCCCGACTTCGCGAAAGACATCGTAGCGTCGGCGGCGCCGACCGCGCAGAGCGATTACGTCCGGCTCGCGCGCGTGTCGGTCAACATGGGCATGCGTCCGTCGAACATGACGAACGATGCGCAGAACTATAACGCCACCGAGCAGTTGACCTGGTGCCGCCCGTCGTTTTTCGAGGCGCTCAACAAAGGCAAGGACGCCGACGACAACAAAGACGAGCTCGTCCAATGGCTCATCGACACCTTCCCGAAGGGCTGCATGATCACGATGGTCGGGACGAAGGTCGTCGAGGCCCGCAACGAGTCGATGGATGAGCACTGGACGCTGTTCCACGCGCGCCCGGGCAACGGCATGCACCGGCCATCGCTCGGCTATCCGCTCGTTTCGATTCAGCAGAAATTGAACGACTGCATGGACCTCGTGCATCAGTCGTTCATGCACCTAATCCCGCGCATCTGGGCATCGCCGAAGATTGATCTGCCCGGGCTTGAGGCCACAGCACGCGCTCCTGGCCAATACATCAAGGCACCGCCACCGCCCGAAGGTAAAGCGATTGCCGATAACTTCTGGGCCGAGCCGCAGATTCAACTCGCCGAGGGCTTGCTCGTTTACATCGAGAAACTCTTCGGCGAATTCTCGCAGTTCCTTTGCGGCGCGTTCCCTGCGCTCTTCGGCGGCGACACGAAATCGAACGACACCGCCCGCGGCATCGACGCGCAGCGCGATCAGGCGCTCGGCCGCATCGGGCTCACTTGGCGGTCGATCAAAGGCGGCTACGCGCGGATGATGCGGCAAGCCGTGATGGGCGTCGGGCAATATCAGATCGGGAAGTTTTCGGGCGAACTTGACACCGGAAACGGCAACAAGGAATATCTCGAAATCGACCCGGACGACCTCAAGGGGAATGTGAAATGCTTCTCGGAAACCGATGAGAGCATTCCTGAGTCTTGGACGATGGTGCGCGCGATGTGGACCGCGCTGCGCGCCGAAGCGACGAAGAATCCGATCATCGCCAAGATCATCGCGCTCCCGAAAAATCAACTGACGATGAAGGACAAGACGGGCACGCCGGAACTCGTCATTCCCGAAGCCTCATCCGAGCGCAAGCAACTGATTGAAATCAAGGAATTGCTGAACTCCGAGCCGATGCCGAATCCCATCGCGCAAGCGATCGCGGTGCAGTTGAAGCGCCTTGTGGCCAGCGGCGCACCGCCGCCGGTCCTGCAACTGGCGCAGCAAAGGGTGCAGGGCATTAAGCCGTTTGTTTCGAGCGTGCCCATCGGCAAGCTCGACAATCACGCCTTCGAGGTTGCCGCGATTCTTACCTTCGCGAGCGAACAGGAAGGCATGAAGATGAAGGCCGCGCCGCCCAATCCGAAGGGCTGGCAGAATCTCGAGCTTCACTACGATGAACACATGGCCGCCATCGCGCAGGCCGCGGCGAGCGCCGCGCAGAACAAGCCGCCGGGTGAGTCGATCAATTATAAAGACCTCGAATCGACCGATGCCAAAGTGCAGATGCTTGCGCAGGCTGGCATCCACATTCAGCAGGCCGATCTCGAACAGGAACTCGCGAAGCAAAAAGTGGAAGAGGATGCAAAAGCCGCACAAGCGGCCGCCGCGAAACAGGCTTCACCCGGATCAGGAACGGGTGCAAATCAGGGTACAGGAGCGACAACGTGAGCGACCTACGCAAAGAAGTGGAGCACGCAATCAATCGATGCAGCGCAGAAAACGGCTCAAATACGCCAGATTTTATCTTGGCGGAATTCTTGACCGATTGTCTCGCGGCATTCGACAAAGCATCGCGTGCCCGCGAGAAGTGGTACGGCACGTCGTTGAGCATCGGGATGAATCAGGAAGAGCCAGAACAGGAACAGGAGAAAGCAAATGGACGATGAAGGCGCAATCATAATCGAAGACGGCGCAGGTGGCGGCGGGGATGATGGCGGCGCCGGCGGCGGTGAGGAAGAGTTACACGACCAAGGCGGCGACACTGGCGACGAAACCGGCGGCGGTGAACGCGAAGGCGGTGAAGAGGAAGAGCATGGAGAACGCCGCGAGGAAGATACTGAAGGCGACCGGCGCAGGCTCCCGCTAGACGTTCGCAAGGCCGTCCGCGAAATCACATCGAAAGACCCGGACTTCGCCAAGCGCTTCCCGAAATTTGAGAAGGAAATCACTGGCGCGCTCTTCACCCGCCAAAAGGTGAACGAGATGGGCGGGCTGCAGAACATCGCAAGCACGCTCGAGACAATTGAAGCGCACGGTGGCGTCGAAGGCATCGCGCAGATGGCCGAAGACCTCGAGGCCGGCAAGCAATTTGAGCGAGGGCTCGAGCGCGGCGATCCCGCGACGATTCAGGGATGGTCGAAGGACTTCCCTGACGGCTTCAAGCGCTCCATCGTGCCGATGCTGGACACGCTCGAAAAGCTCGACGAGGAACGCTTCGAGCACGTCTCGAGTTACGTGCTCACAAAGACCCTCGAGCGCTTCGGTGTCTTTGGCGCGATGAGTCAACTCGGCAAGGCGCTCGAAGCGAAGAAGCCCGAGGATGCGGTCGAGGCATTCAACGCCGTCGCGAAGTTTCTCGGCGATGCGAAGCGGCTCGGCGCCAACGCCAAGACTGACCCGTACGCTTCGCGCTCGCATGAACTCGACGAACGCGAGCAATCGATCGAGGCCAAGAACCTTGAGACGTTCAAGAGCGGCGTGCGCGTCGACGTCAACACGCAGGTCACGAATGAAACCAACCGGCTCCTGCGTGACGAACTACGGGCCATGAAAGTGTTCAAGGTGCCAAGCGGCACCGCGAATCGCATGCGCGGCGAAATCAACCGCGAATTGAAGCGCCTCGTGGCCGCGGACCCGAACTACTCTCGGCAATATGAAGGCGTGATGAAGTCCGGGGACCGCGCGCGGGCCGTCTCGTTTGTCACGAAGGCCGCGTACAAGTATCTGCCGAAGGCCATCAAGCAGGTCGTGAAAGACTTCGGCTTGCGTCCGACGGGACGGCCTGGGGGCGGTGGCACTGGCGTTCGCCGCGACGCTGGCGGAAACAACCGCGGCGGCGGTGATGTCGTCACCACTGGCGTTCCCAAAACTTCTGATGTAGACTTCCGCCGCACAGAGATGGCGACGTTTTTGTCGAGCCGCAACGGGCACGGCGAGGCGTGGCTCAAGAACGGCAAGAAAGCGAAATGGTGAAGCGATGGTTATGTCACTCAGCTTTAGCGGCGGCGTCAGTCACAAAGACCCAATCCCTGAGGAAAAGCAAACGGAACTCGCGGGGAAAATCGCGGCACTGGTCAAGGCCGCTGTGGAGACGAACGCTTGTGGCGGAAGCGGCTCGGTGACGGTCGGAACGAAAACAGCGACTATCTCCGCGACCTCGACGTATTCCGTCTGACGTTCCACGTGAAACAATTTCTTCGTTCCGAATCGAGCAGCCGACGGTCGCGTCGTCGTTAAACCCGCGTAACCTGCTCGCCGCGAACGAGATGCAGTAAGTCATCTACGGATGACCGCTATTCCTACCATCACACGGCAGAGGCGAAGCCGGCGGACAGGACCGCAAAACCGCACGGAATAAGCTCACACAAGGGGGCAGCCTATGGCTGCACTCAACGAAAGTAGCGTCCAAGCCGTCGAGCTTGAGGAAGTCAGGGAAGAAATCCCCGATTTGATGCTGACCGAGGATACCTTCCTGACCCGAATCAAGAAAGCCGGTCGCGTGATCCCGATGTCCACGTCGACAGGCGGCGGTGCAGGCTCTACCTTCGACCCAACGGGCCGACCTTCGCTGCGCATTCCGATGCGCGTGCAAGCCGGTTCGACGCACCAGCAATTCTCTGCCGATGGCGCCGACATGGGCCGCGGCACCGGGTCGCTGTATGCGGCGCAATTCCTGACGCCCATCTCTTTCTCGGAAGCGTGCGAAATCACCGCGCAAGCGATGTGGAGCACGGAGAACAAGAAAAAGGCGCGCGTGCAGGTGAAGGCCAGCGAATTCACCCACACCCTTGAACAGTTCAAGTCGAACCTCGACGCGGACATTCAGGGGGATGGCACTGGCATCCTCGCGACGGTGACGACACCGAGCTCTGGCAGCGGTCCCGCCGGTCCCTCGTTCAGCAACATCATCGTCAACATCGCAAACACCCTTTTCGACAATCAGATGGTGCAGGTATATCCGTCGGTCGGGGGCGTCTCTCGCGGGACGTTCCAGATCAGCTACGTCGATGGCGTGATCAACACGATCTATTCGGCGAACGCGCTTCCGGCGGGCACGACCACCGGCGATCTGCTTGTCGTGAACGGAGCACCCGGCACGGCGGGCGGCTCGGTCATGGGCATCCGCGCGTATCAAGTCAATGGGAACGCTGGAACTCTCAACGGCTTGGCTCGCTCGAACTATCCCGGCCGTCTCTCGACTCCCACTGTCAACCTCAACGGCGCCGCAATCACGCAGGCAATCGGTCGCTTGCTGCTCTCGAAAGTGGCTCTCGCTCTCGGCCTTGAATCTCCCGCATTGGCCGATCCCATCTGGTACTGCAACGTCGATCAGGCTGCAGCGATCGAGAATCTTGCGGTGCAGGTGGCGATCACCAATCAGCAGGAAATCAAGGGCGACTCGTCTCAGGACATGATGAAGAAATACACGCCCGCGACGTTCTGCGGGTATGACATCGTGAAAAGCGTGCATGCGCTTCCTGGGCGCGTCGATTTGCTGTGCCTCAAGTATTGGGGCATCGGCGAATTGAAGGCCAGCGACCTCTACGACGTGAACGGGCAGACCATCTTCCCGGTCATCGGCGGGTCCGGCGGCATCGCGGCTGCGACGGTTTTTTATTTCGTCACGAGTTTTAATATATTCAATAGTAACGTGCGTGCTGGTGCATATATCAGCAACGCGCAAATCCCAAGCGGGTACTATTCGTGATAGAATCAGCCTTCCCCGGAGATTGATCGTCTTCGGGCTAACGAGTGGGGCGGGTTGCCACAGACTTCCCGCCCTTCTCCTTCTGTGGAGGAGAAATGCGATTTTGTTCACGGTGTCCGAATCCCGCGCAAGCGAATCACGCATACTGCAAACCATGCCAAGCGGCTTACTATCAAGGCCGTCGCAAAATTCCAGGCTGGCTCAAACGTCAAGCACGGAAGGCTCGCCAGTTCAGGAAAGACAATCCTGAGCGCATGAAGGCTCTTTATCGCCGCCACAACCTCAAAAACAGTTGCGGCGCAACGGTCGAGTGGTACGAGCGGCAATTCCGCAAACAGAAAGGCCGCTGCGCGATTTGCCGCGCCAAAGCGAAGCCTGTTAGAAAAGGCGGCATCCCTAGACTTTGCGGCGATCACAATCACCGCACGAAGAAGTTACGCGGCCTGCTCTGTGCGCCATGCAATTTCGCCATCTCGCGCATCGAAGAAGTTTCTCGCTGGCACCAAAAGGCGTTAAAGTACCTCTCGCATTACAGCTAATTCAGGAGAATCAGGATGGCAACGAAAGCTCTGGAAGTGAATGCAATCTCCCGCTACGTCCCGCTCGCCAACTTCGTGCTCGTCCAGCGCATCGACGAAGCCGCAGACATGAGCGCGGGCGGCATGATTATTCCCGACATCGCCAAGACAGCATCGAACAAGGGGCGCGTCATCGCGGTCGGCGAAGGTCGCATCATCGGCGGCAGAATCGAGCCGATTCCGCTGGTGGCTGGCGACATCGTGCTGTTCAGCAAATGGGGCGCGGAAGAGGTCACGCTCGACGGCGAGGAATATCTCTTGCTGCGGTACGACGAAATCAAATTGAAAGAGCGGCGCGTAATCGGATGAGCGGCTGGTATCTCGGCGAACAAGAGCGTCGCCAGTGCCCGCCGGAATACCAGGAGCACATCAACGCCATCGGCGGATTCAATCGCTTCGGCGAGCCAAACTTCCTGCTCGTCTGGGGGCAGACGCAAACCCAGACCATCTATGGCCAGATGGAAGGCGGCACGCGCGGCCGTCACGACATCCTGCAATTCGGCGGCATTCCGGCTTGGCACATCATGGAATGGAAACCGCCTGAAACTTTCGGCACGCCGTTCTCGTGGTACGGAATGACCTGGGACGAAGAGGCGCAGGTTCACGCGCTCGGCGAGTATCCCTGGCGCGGCCTGTACATCCCGGCACCGTTCAACCTCTACGTGAAGCGCATCGAGGGCGGCGGCATCTACTACGACGCGAAGGGCAACGTTGTCGAGAAACCCTCGAAGCTCATCATCGACGCCATGCCGCTCGCGCATTGGGTGCTCGACCTGATTGTCCCGAACATCCGCAAGTCGCTCGAGATGACGCACGCGCAAAAGGTGCAAATCATCCGGCAACGTGAAGAGGCCGAACTAGCCGCTTGGCGCAATCGCGTCCGCGACGCCTACATCGACGCGGCACCGGCGTGGGGCGGGGGCGCAAGCTCCAAAGAATCTAACCGCGAAGCGTGGATGCAAAGGTTGAAGGAAAAGCAGGCGGGAATGCATTTCTCTGCCGAGGACGTCAGGAAGTCTCTCGGCTCAGGACACCAGCAAATCAGGAACAGGAGATAATTCGATGCCGAACGATACACCCGCAGCAATTTTCGCAGCGCGTAATTGGGAAGCACAGCAGACTGGACCGATGACACTTGTCGATGATCCGGTCCTGCACTTCGCTCCGCGACACGTGCTGTATATCTTCAACATTGGCCCGATGGCGCACACCGTTTTCAAAGGCAGCGCGGGTCCGGTAGGCGGCTACAAAATCGAGCCGTGCGAGAAGGGCGAGCCGTATTCGAGGCCGCTGATTATCCCCTCGCTCGTTGTCGACACCTACATGGTCGAGAACGAAATCAAGACGCACAGCGTCACCGGCGAATTTATGTGCCAAGACATCGTGCATCCGATGATCGGGCGCACCTGGTCGGTCGGGCAGAACCTCGACGACTTCGGCGTGTTCTGGACGAAGAACAATCCGCCGACGCCTGCGGAACTCGACAAGGCGCGCGGGCAGATGGAAAAGACCTTTCGCGCGGCGCTCACCGAAGCGACGATGCTTGAGGCCACAAACAATCTCAAGGACATCACGCCGATCATGCGTTACGCGGCGGATTACTTCCAAGAGGACCGGCCCTGGAATCGGCTTTATCGCAAGACGGCGGAATGTCCTGCGTGCGGCGGTCCCACGCAGCCGGGGCGCGCGATTCACACCTGCGGGGCGGTGCTCGACTGGCCCGCGGCGATTCGCTTCGGACTCAAGACGAAGGCGGATGCTGCGGCGGCTGGAATTGAACTCGACGCACGCACGCCGGCGCCTCGCGACTTCCACGACGGCAGCGACAAGGCGCGCGGCATGACGGACGAAGGCTCGCAAAACGCGAAGCCGAAGCGCAAACGCTAACAATCTTCCGGGGGCGAGCGCCGACCCTGTTCGGACCATCCTGACCGATCAGAGGCGTTTCGCTCTCGGATGCAACTTAAGTTTTGCGGAACAGTTCTCGTTCGAGAAGTGCGTAGTTTTCGTGTTCGCGGTCTTTGAGTAAATCGCCAGTGAGTTTGTGGTATACGACAGCCACAACGCGCCACCCGACGGATGAGAGTGCGTTCAACTCCGAAAGGTCGCCCATGTCGAGAGGAAGTCGGATGTATTCAAAGGTTCTCATTCCGGGGATTCTAGCATGAGTCAAGCTCCCTCAGCGCAAAGCACAACTTACCCCATCGCCGACGACGTGATGCAACTCGCCCGCGCGATGGTGAACGACATGCTCCGCACGACGAGCGGGCAGATTCTCACCAACAAAGCGCCGTTCACCGTCCCTCTGCTCAATTCCGCCATCCGCCGGGTGCAGCGGTATTTCGCAAACAACGGCCTGCAGAATTACGTGAAGGACGATGTGATTCTGCCGAACATGCCGCCCGCGGCCAGCAACGACCCAAGCGTACAAGTGAACGTGAGCGTCAACGGCTACTTCGATGGCGTGCAATCCCACGCGCAGCCCGCACTCCCGACCGATCTCATCCTTCCGCTGTGCGTCTGGGAGCGGCAATCTAACGCGGGCGCAAACTTCGTCGTCGTCGATCCGGTGAAAGGCGACGGTCTGCCTTCGCGGGTGCCCGGACAGACCTTGCAAATCTGGGAATGGCGCAACGACGCGCTGAACTTCATCGGCTCGAACATCACCGAGGATCTGCGGATTCGCTACGAGGCCATGATTCCAGCGGTCGGCACAAATCAAGACCTCACCCAAGTTTCGATTCCCCTGCGGGACGCGCACGAGGCGCTCGCCGGCTGGATGATTTATTTCTACGCCTTCGCTCGCGGCTCTGTGATGCGCACCGAGTCGAAGAAAATCGCCGAGGAAGCGATGGATGAAGTCGTCAACCGCTACGTGCGCAAAGACCAACGCATCGCCTTTCGCTCGCACGGTTTCAGCGCGGGCGGGAACATCGACGGGGCTCTCAGTGGCAGCTATAAGTGAAGTTTCAACTCTCTCGACGTGATGAGCACACCGCTCAATGGGATTCGATGAAGCCTCGGGACATTTCCGCTTCCCATCGCGCAGAATGCCCCACCGAAAAACCGGGGGGGCTTTTCCCTTCGGGGCAGAGATATTTCACCGGGCCTTTGGTCAGGAAGATGGCATCGCAATGACGCCAGAGTTTCCAGAACCAAGAAACCTCGACGCGGGATGGAACGAGCAAAACACCGTTGCCGTGCAAGACGAAGCGATTTATCCAACTCTGCAGTTCTGAGAATGGTGGATTGACGAACACGGCTCCGTCCCACGGAAGAAGAAGCCCGTTGTCTTCTGGAAAGCGATATGCTCGTCGAGCGAGCGATGATTCCTGACGCTGCGACGCGCAAGGGTCAAGGTCAAATTCTCCCATCGCTTCCACGAGATGCGGGGGCGTGAGAAAGTCATCGCTGGTGTTCAGTTTCTTAATCGCAAGTTGGGCAGGCATCCTGATGAGGAGCGCATTCTAGCATGTGGAACAAAGCATGGGTATGGGGATGGGTGGCGATTCTGCTTGGCTTCGCCTTCTATGAGTTTTGGGCCGGATGGGGCACCGGAAAGCACACGCCGATGCTCACGCAGGTCACGGTCAAGTATTGCCCTTGGTACGTGACCCTCGGCTTCCTGACCTGGCTCTGGATTCACTTTGCGCTGCGCTACTTCAATTCCGGCTACGTGAAATCGCTCGACACCGGGCAACCCTACAAAGGATTCATCTAAATGGCGCAATTCCGCTTTGACGGCTCCGTTCGCAGCACGCCCGGTCCAGCCTTGCCCGGACTGACGGTCGCCGTCCTTTCGCAGCCCGCAGTCACGAGCACGCAACCCGGCTCCCCGCTCATCTCGCTCTTCGCCGCGGCAAACTCGAATGCGGCTTCGCTGTCGAGCGCGTCGTGGGTGAATGGCGTTCTGACGCTGGTATTCTCGGCGCCGCCGCCCGCCGATGTCGTCCCCGGCTCGTTCATCGCCGTCACGCTCGTCAATCCGGTCGGCTACAATGCCGTGTGGCAGGTCGTGAGCGTCACCGGAAACAACGTCGTCGTGACGACTCCGTACACGCTGGCCATCCCCGCCAACCCCGGAACCTACGTGTCCGGCGGCACTGTGGCAACCTCAGCGCTTCCAAACCCCTTCCTGACCGATAACCTCGGGAACTTCTTCTTCTACGCTCCTGCGGGCACCTACACGGTGCAAATCTATGATCCACAGGGCAGGCTCGTGAATCAGCTTGTCTTTGCCGATCAGCCGGTCGTCGCCGGCGGCGCCGGGGCTGGATCCGTGACATCTGTCGGCTTGACCATGCCTGCCGAGTTTGCCGTCGCCGGCTCGCCGATCGTCGGGGCGGGCACGCTGGCGGTCACAAAGGCGAACGTCAACGCGAACCTGCTCGCCGCCGGTCCCTCATCTGGCGGGGCGGCTCCGTGGGCATTCCGCGCCGCAGTATTGGCAGACCTTCCCGCTGGCGTGGGCACTGTGACCTCGGTCGCGATCACCATGTCGCTTCCGGCGTTCATGGCCGTCGTTATCACCGGCTCGCCGATCACAGCAGCAGGCACCATCAATCTCGCGGTCACGTTCAACAATCAAAACGCGAATCTTGTGCTCGCATCTCCGACGAGCGGCGGTGCTGGCCCAATGACGCCGCGCTCTCTTGTCGCTGCGGACCTTCCGGGCGGCTTGGGCATGTCGAGCGTCACCGTGCCTCTGACTTCGGTGAACATCCTCGCGCTCTTGGGAACGCCGATCACGCTGGTCGCGGCACCCGGCGCGGGCTTCCGCATCGTGCCCGTCATGCTCACCATCGCCTTCTTTGGCGGGTCAGTGGCTTACACCGACGCTGGCGGTGCCGTGCAGTTCAAGATCGGCGCGACATCGCTCGGTGCGCTCGCCTCGAATGCGATTTTCCTCGTGACGGCAACGCCCAACAAGCGCACGCAAACCTTCCCTTGGCCCGGAGAAACGGACACGGCCGGCAACCCCAACGATACCGACAACGCCGCGCTCACGATCGCGAAGATCACTAACAATTTTGCCGCCGGAAACGGGACGGCAAAGATCACCGTGCATTACTTGGTCGTCCCGACGACCTAAAAGGAGAAATGGCATGGCAACCGCAACTTTGAAGTTTGTTCCCACAACGATCTATGGGAGTTCATTTGGAAGCACCGACGAAGAGACTGTGACGTATTCCGGCACGCTCGCTTTCAGCGCGGCAGCGGATGTTTATCTGACCGGCGGAATCGCTCCCCTCGCGGGCTTCGCGCTCAAAAATCTCGGACCCTTCGCCGACCGCACTCCGCTGGCCGTCTTTATTTTCTCGCGAAATGGTAGCGGCTGGAACTATCAGTGGAATCTCACGACCGGCAAGCTCCAAATTTACGGCAGCGCGGCGGGTTCTGGAACCTCTGCAGACCCCGAAGTGACGAACAATACCGCCCTTAGCGGGCTCACTGGCAACGGCGGCCTGACTGTCTTCACCGATGTCATCGGCTTCCAAGCGACTTTTCCGAGGATCTAAACCATCAATAACGCGGCGTACGATCCCGTCGCCAAGATAGCAGTCGACGTCTTCGGCGGCGCCGTAACCGAGATGGCACCTTCGGATTTGCCCGAGGGTGCCTCTCCCTGGAATCAGGATGTGGACTATCTTCCTGGGAGTGTGTTCACCCGCGGCGGCCGCCAGAACATCGCGCAATTTGCGAACCTGTTTGTCGAGGACTTGGCGGGCATCGCGCTATCCGTTCCCGACGGCAACGTCCCGAACGAAACCGCGTGGATCACGCCGACGAATGCGACGCTCGGCATCCCCGGAACTTACGCCGCGGCGATTCTTAATGCAGTCGTCGGCGGTCCATCCGGCACGCAATTCGACAAGGCGGTGACGGGGACCGGGGTGGGCAACACGGCGAGCGTGAGCGGGCAGCCCACGCTTTCGCCTGAAATCGCGATTGTGTTCTCGGCTGTCTCAAACGGATCGGTCGGAACTCCCGGCGCGGGCTGGACGCAGGTCGCCGCAGAACCTATCTGGTATCAAGTCCTGAACAATGTGAATCTGCTCAATGAGAGCCAAGCCATCGCCGGCGGTCCCGCGGCGTGGGCAAGCGTTCTTGGCTTCTTCGGGAGCAACGGCACGCCGCCGGTATTCACTGGCCGCGGCAGCGGCACGCGCAGCGACCTTGTATCGCCCTTCACGATTGCAAGTTACACCCCGACGGCGGGCGACACGCTGATCGTCGCGCTCAACTTTTCCTCGAATCTCGGTTTCCTCACAAGTCCCGAGAATTGGAAGGTGAGCGATGGCGTGAACACTTGGACGCAGATCGCGAGCGCGTTCACCGGCGGCGCGCAGGGGGCGCAAGTGCTGCTCTTCATGGCGCAGAACGTAGCGGCGGCGGCAATCTCGGTCGTCGCGACGCTCGTCTCTGGCGGCACCGGCGGAAACGTCAGTCTCAACTATTACGGCATGGAAGTGACGAACCTCGCCTCGGTGAGCTCGACGCCTTCCTTCTCGCAAGAATTGAATCTGACGAACTTCGGATTCAACATCCCATTGACCGACTCTGTGACCGGCCTGCAGGTGGAAATCTTCGGGCATCAAACCACGCTATCGCCCGATGCCGTGCTCTCCCTGAATCTAGTCCTGCCAAACGGGGCGGATTCGCCAGTGACGGCGACGGCGCAACTTCCGCTCGTGGATGGTGAAATCTTGCCCGGGGCACCGACGGCTTGGAGCGTCCCGCTCTCGCCTGCGGTGCTGAATAATCCCGCCTTTGGCGTCGAGATCATCGCGCAGGCTCCGGGCGGCGAGCCTGCGAATTTCTACATCTACGGCGTGAAGTTGAAAGCGTTCCTCTCGCCGTCCCCGCCGCAAAACTTCAACTATCTCAAGACTTACGAGACGGACACCGCCGACGCGCTCACCCTCGCGCTCGATGCCGGCGGCACGCTCTGGCAGGAAGATGCCACCTTCGCGCCGGACATCTTCTCGGCCATCTCGACGGCCATCAATCCGGGGAGCTTCGCGAAATCCGTCACCTTCGACGATACCGAGTACATCGCCTTCTCGGACCTCGTGAACGGTACGGACATGCCGCGGCAATGGAATGGCGTGAACCTCGATCGCATCTCGCAGGTCGGGCCGGGGGCGCCGCCAGCATTCGCCACGACCTCGACCGGCTCGAGCGTCGTCTCGATCCTGCAGAACACGCCGTACTTGCTCACGCAAAGCGCGAACAACTGGCTGCTTGTAAGCGCAGGGCCATCCGCACACGGCACCTTCGGCACGCCTGCGACACCCGGCAACGTGATGACGATTGTCCTCAAGTCGAGCGATGTGCCGCCCGGATACTTCGTCGTCGGGGGCAACATTCAACTCTCGGGCTTCCCGTCGATCAACGGCTTCACGGTAAACAACGACCTGACCGGCGTCACCAATCCCGCTTACTACACGATAACTAGCATCGGCGCGGCGATTCCGAACGAGCAATCGTACGACTGGATCACATTTCAGGTGCCGTTTACCACTTTCTACAATCAGCACACTCCCGGCGGCTGCAACATTCAGGCGACCATCGCGACGATGACGATGGCCGCGCAGGTGCCGTATTTGCAGGTCGGGAATCAGTTCACCTTGACGGGCGTCTCGCCGGCGGGCTGGAATAACACTTTCACTGTCCAGCAAACCCCGAATGCCGCGGTGTTGGCGATCAATCAAACGAGCCTCACCGGAAACGTCGCGCAGTACGTCTACACGCTCATCTCTGGCGCGACTCCGGTCGTCGGCCAGTACATCTCGGTCAACGGCACGCTCAACGGAAACGGCATCTTCAACGTGCTCAATGCCGTCATCACGTCGGTCGCTCCGAATCAGTTCTCGGGGAGGATTCAGAGGCCGACCAT